TAACCCATCAAAGTTAGGTCTCAACCCCAACAAATCCGGGCCTTCCTAGCCCAAAGCCCCCCCTTCAAAAAAACTAACCTTTTTCCCGAGCCACCTACTAAATTCAGCCGTTCGTGCGTGCTTATAAGCGTTGCGTAGAACGTCCACCCTCGCAGGGTTCCGCAGGTTTCTGCTCCCTTCAGAACGCCAAGCAAGCGGCCAGCCTGAGCCGCCGAGAGTGATCTGCAGGTGCGCAGAAAAATTACCCATTTAGCCCGCAGGCGAGGTGGGGGGACGACGGCGCGCGCCAGGTGTGAAGCACGCCACAGCCCCGAAAAAAGCACCATTTCGGGGCGCTCACGGGATCGAAAGAAACTGCCTCGGCGGCCGGCGGGCGGACCGCTTGGCCGTGTTCGGGGTGATGTTGGCCCCGACGAACCTTGACCATCGAAAGGGCCCCCTGATCGATGATGGGTGCGCTACGCTGGCCGTTCATTCGCAAGCCATCAGGAGTGTGTCTATGAGCTATGCCCATATCGGTGAAATCAAGGAAGTGTCTGACGTGATCGAAGCCAATCGGTTGATCGAGGCGGGGGGTGAACTGCTGGCCATCGTGCCAGGTTGGACCAGCGACAAAACGCCGTGCACGCTGTTTTACCTCGGTCAGCCGAAGGTAAAGAAACAACCGCCCAGCCAGTTACCCGAAGGCGGCGGCTTTCAGCGCAGCGTGGCTCCGCCGCCGCGTTCCTGATAATGAACCGAACTGAAAGGAACCCGCTGATATCGGTGGTGTGGCTACAATGAGCCATCATCACAACGCAAGGAACTGACGCTATGGCAGTGCAACAAGGAATAGACGCTTTGATTGAAGAACTGGCCCGCTGCGGAAAAGGCTCATCAGGTCATGTGGCTGTTCTCCAGGGGCTTGGCGAGGTCGGGGGGGCTCAAGTGGTCGACGTGCTAATCAAGGAAATGGGTGCCTGCGGACGCGGTAGCGCCGGTCATGTGGCCGCTGCCATCGCGCTGGGTCGTGCCAGTCGGAATCAGTAGCAGTTCGAATAACGCCGTTTATGTTCAACAGGCCCCCACACCCGAGCGGTGACTGGGGGCCTTTTTTTTGCCCCAAGGCGACCAGAACCCCCTACACTGGTCTACCACAACCCAAGGGCCTGGTTTTACGCAACCGGGGCCCCTCACTCGCAAAAGGAATCGACGGTGTACGAACCCTTGACCGACCCGGCCGCCAAAGCCGCCGCCAATCAGTATTTTGATGACCTGATCGCCCTGGTGGATCCTGCCGGCGGGTTGCCGCATTTACGGCCCGTGGTCGAGGACCTGCGGTATGAAGCCCTTCATCACGCCGGCATGCTGCGCACGCAAAATCAGTTGCGCGGCTTTCTGTGGGGGCTGATGGCGGCCGGCGCCGTGACGCCCGAGCAGGCGCGCGACCTGAGCCAGCGCCTGGACCGTGGCCGCGATGCCGGGTGGTTGTGATGGGCGCCCAGGAGCGTAACGCGGCCCGCTACCGGCTCGACGGTGGCCTCAAGGAATGGCAAGCGCCCTGGGTGCTGCATGGGCCACTGCTGCGCTGCCATGAGTGCGCAGCGGTCCAGGCAGCGACCAAGGCCGGCGAGCCGTTTAAACACGGCCTCGGGTGTGTCCGGGCCAGCGACTTTGCCCAATATCCGTGGCACGACCTGGCCGCGCTGCTGCGTGACCTGCCGGCGGTGCCAGCATGAGCGGCGCAGATCGGCTGGCCGGCCTCCTCTTGCCGCCCAAGGTGCGCAAGTGCGTGGACCAGCACCTGGCCGGCATCGAGCGCGCCCAGGCCGCTGACGAGGTGCACCGCTGGCTCGACCGCGCGCAAAGCCTGATCGAAGGCCTGGAGGCCGCCGGCGCGCTGAATGCGAGCACCATTGAAGCGCTCTACATCCATTTCGATGACGTCGCCTTGGCGCGCCTGGCGGAGCTGGGGCAATGATTGGCGAGGCGATTCACGACGACACCCTGAAGGCCCTGGTCAGCCAGCACGCGGTGCGCGAGGTGGTGGTGGGCCGGCTCCAGGGCGATGACACGCAATGGACCCTCTCGGTGCGCCTGGGCGGCCCCACGGCGAGGCTGATCCCGGTGCGCTCGCGGCGCGCGCCGCTGCGGATCTGGAAGAGCCTGAAGGCCGTGGGCAAGTTTGCCGACGCGGTGGGGTTGCGTGGCTTTACCGTCGAGCTGTGACGGGGCACGCGCATAAACGCCGGACACAAAAAAACCGCCGTTGGAGTGGCGGTTCTTTTGTGTCAACCGAATTGGAGGTTCGGTTGGCGGTTCGCTGAAAACGTCTACGGAATTGATCATATTTGGGTATTCGGCTTTGCGCAACGGTTTACGCTATACCGTAAATTCGTAAGGCAACTGTTCATCGAAATTCATGCCGAATCATCCGACATTTATTCGCTTAATCCGCCATAAGGCGACAAGAAGAACCACAAGCAAATACAAGCGATCCCCTTGAAAACAAGCGTGTTTGTCGCCAATCAAGCGGTAAACGTGAAAAATCTAGAACGTCACAACGGCGCGCCGTCAAGCGTTTCTGTCGATTTGAAAAATAAACTTCAAAAAAGCGCGAAAGGGCTTTTTCCTGTCCTAGTTTTTGGAGTATCAAGTAACCCAAGGGGCACGATGCTGTGCCTTGGGTCCTTCACCACGCCTGGAAACGTGCCGGAATAGGAAGGCCGATGAATACCTGGCTCGCTGAAAACGTCTACAAACCTTTCAGCAACCCGCTGTTCTGTCCGGTAAGGGCGGCGGGTGTCAGGCTTCTTTTGAGGAAGCCGCTTATGCGCCTTTTGATCAAATGGATTCGCCGTGCTTTACGGGCGTTCGGCGCCGTGCTGAGAGTGATTCAGCTCAGCCATACCTATGCCTGGCTACGCGACCGGCTGGACGATCTCGACCGGCTGAACTGATGTAGGCCCCGCTTCGGCGGGGTTTTTTACGCCCTGTCCGCCGGCAGCCAGGACCAACTAGTTGCGCGAGGGTTTTAAACCTCCCCACCGACTTCATAAGGCTTGAAGCGCAAGACCTCCTCCTCTAGCCAGTGATTCAGTTGCGTCATCCGCGTCTGAATGGGCTCCAGTTCGTTGGCCGCGTAGATCTGCGTCGCCTCCCTGATCGATCCAAACCCACCCGCATTCTGCGGCACAATCCCCATCAACTGCGGCGGAATTCGCAAACTCGCCAACACGTCATCCCGCGTCTGATTCTTGATCGAGTTGAATTCATCCTTCGCCGCCACTTCACTGACCGGTATCAGCTGAATCCCGTCCTTCTTGCCCGTGGGCGAATAGACAAAAAGATTCCGAAAATTCCCCGGCCCCTTCGACTCCTTCAGCGCTTTACGCAAAGCGTCGATATCCGCCTCAGTCTGCGCCGCATCGGTCATGTACAGGATAAATCCAGCATGACTACCGTTCTCGTAATACTTGCGCCGGAACAACGTCGCCGACTCGTTCAACAGCGCCGATTGCAAAGCACTGATCCACTCCGGCAGCCCATAAATCTCTTGGTGCAAATCCGCTTCGCGCAGATGAAAGACGCTGTCCGGATCAAACGCGTGCTCGTTTTTCCAGCCCTGCACCTGGTAAAACTGCCCCTCCGGCCCAACCCGCATGTACTTCGCCAGCGACGGCACCAGTTGCCGAGTGTTGCCCAGCACCGAACGGCGTTTCTCCAGATAGCCGTTGCCCAGGCACAGGAAGTCCAAGGCGAACTGTTCAAAAGCCGCCCGGGAAAACATCGGATGCGGGATAAAGGTCTTGCTCAACAGGTTGCGCTTGAACATCAACCCAGAGTGCAGATGCACGCTCGCTCCCACAGACCGAGCCAGACCGTTGAGCGACAACGGCGGCTCATACCACCGCCCGTTGAACCAACATTCCAGATATTCGAACACCTCCCGACCACCCAGCACCGGCGTCGGCTCGCCGAAGCTGAATACCTGGGCACCCGCACTGGCGGCGTCGAGAGGGGCAGGCAAAAGGTCCTGGCCGGCAAGTTGTTCGGTCATGTGAAAATCTCCATTCGCCCGGTATTGGCAGCGGTCTGCCCTTCGAGCGGTTCGTTGTGTAATGCGTGAAAGAGCGCCCAGGCCAAGTCGGCGTGACCGGTGTTGTCGTTGCGGCCGGCGGTGTAGGTGAACTGGCGGCCGCCTGCGGTGATGGTTTTGCGAATCGCCATGAGCGACTGGGCCATGTCGGTCCAGCCGGCGTCGAACTCCAGGCGGCCCTTGTGGATTACGTCGTAGGCCTTCAGCACCAGGCGCGTTTTCACCTCGGGGGAGTAGCTGAAGGTGGTCACCGCCGGGAAGAACTGGCGCACCAGCTGGGCCACGCCGCTGCCCAGGCCGGTGACGTCGATGCCGATATAGGTCACCCAGTAGCGGTCGCACACGCCCTTGATGGCGGCGGCCTGGGCGGCGAAGTCCATGCCGCGGAACTGGTGGCGCTCGAGCACGCGAAACTTGCCGCCCGGTACCAGGGGCGGCGCGACCACCACCAGACCGGAGCAGTCGCCCGTCTCGGCCGGGTCATAGCCGACCCACACCTGGCGGTCGCCGAACGGACGCATGGCGAAAGGTTTGTAGTCCTCGGCCCACTCCACCCAGCTATCGACCATGCAGGACTGCAACACCGACAACGGGAAGATGCTCGCGCCGTCATCGACGAACTCGCACATCAGCAGGTTGGCGAACGCCTCGGGGCTGTACTCCCGGCGCAGCTCTTCGATGTCGAACAGATCGCAGCCGCCTCGCTCCGCGTCGAGGATGGTCACTATCTGGCGCCACAGCCGATCCTCGCAGAACCGCCCCTGCTGGAGCGCGCCGTGGGTCACATCAACCTTGGTGTGCTGCGCGGCGGGCTTGCCCTTGTTGAAGCGCTCCCCCGTCCAGAAGGTGTACGCCTCGTGGGCCATGCTCGACGGGGTCGAGAAATAGGTTTTGCGCCACTTCTTGTGCATTGCCATGCCCGAGGCGACCTTGTTCAACTCCTCGAACTTGAACGTCCAGAAGAACTCGTCGAAGTAGAAATTGCCGTGATAGCCCTGGGCGGTGCGGGCGTTGGTCCCGAGGAAAAAAAGCTCGGCGCCGTTGGGCAATACAATCGGGTCACCGGTCAGCTCGACGCCGATGACTTCCCGGGCGAATGCCTGGATGTAACCCCGGAACAGGTAGGCCTGGTTCTTCGAAGCCGACAGGAAAATCTGGTTGCGACCGGTGTCCAGGGCGTCGATGAACGCCTCGCGGGCGAAGTAGTACGTGGCACCGATCTGGCGGCTTTTGAGGATGACGCGGGTGCGTTGGTTTCCTGCCCGATACCAGTCTTTCTGGTAATCGAAACAGCCGTCGATGAAGGCCTCGCGCAGCAGCTCGATCTGGTCTTCGCTGATGTCGTTTTTCGGAGATTTTTTCTTCGGCCCCTCGTTGCGCTTGGCGAGGTTCGGGTTGAGGTCGGTTTCGGTACCACCGCCCTGGAAGCGCTGAATGCGGGCCTGGCGTTCAAGCTGGCGATGCAGGAGATCGATCTCCTTGAAATCGCCGCCGGTCTTGTTGTCCTTGAGGATCAACTGCACCAACCGCGCTTCCAGGGCACCGCCAATGCGCTCAACGTTATCGGCGCGGTCCCACTCATCGCGGGCCTTCCAGCTGTGTAGCGTTTTTTCCTTTTCGCCCGTAGCCTCGGCAATCTCACAGACGCGCCAACCCATCCAGTAGAGAAATTTGGATTGTCGTCGCGGGTCGATAGGCAGCAGGTCGGTCGTCGTCATGGCCGAGATGCTGCCGCCCAGGGCTGCGACTCAGTAGCGCCGCCCCTTGTACTCTCCCCGCCTACAGTCCCGTCTCGTTGCCGCCGCTCGCGCCCGTGACGACCATGCCCCTCATTGCAACGCACTGCTCAACCCAGCAGGCGCCCCACGCACTGAGGATTCCCGGCATGAAGAAGTTTCGCAGCAACTGGTTCCGCGTCGCCGTCGAGGGCGCTACTTCGGACAAGCGCACCATCAAACGCAGCTGGCTGGAACAAGCCGCCAAGAACTTCAACCCGTCCACCTACGGCGCCCGGATCTGGCTGGAGCATTTCCGCAGCCTGTTGCCCGACAGCCCGTTCAAGGCCTATGGCGACGTGCTGGCGGTGAAAACCGAAGAGGTGGACATCGCCGGCCAGAAGAAGCTGGCCCTGTTCGCCCAGGTTGAGCCGACCCCCGAGCTGATCGCCATGAACAAGGCGAAGCAGAAGATTTACACCTCCATTGAAATCGACGACAGCTTTGCCGATACCGGCGAGGCCTACATCGTCGGCCTGGCTGTCACCGACTCGCCCGCCAGCCTGGGCACCGACGTTCTGGCGTTCTCTGCCCAGAAACCCGACGCCAGTCCCTTCAAAGACCGCCATTACTCGGCAACTTCGATGTTTACCGAGGCGCTGGAAACCGAGCTGAAGTTCGAAGAAATCGAAGAGAAGCCAAGCATCGGCGCCCAGCTCTTCAGCAAGGTGCAAGCGCTGCTGACCGGCAAACAGGCCAAGGACGACACCGAGTTCGCCCAGATCGGCGAAGCCGTCGAAGCCATCGCCGAACATGTCAAGGATTTGCCCGACCAACTGGCTGCGGAAAAACAGTTTTCGGCTGGGCTGAAAACGCGAATCGACCAGGTCAGCACGGAACTCACCGAGCTGAAAAACAAGCTTTCCACCACCCAGGACCACAACCAAAAGACGCGCCCTCCGGTCACCGGTGGCGACAAACAGGTCATGACCGACTGCTGATAGCCGGCCACCCACAGCCCCGAACAAACGAAGGACGACATCATGCGCAACGACACTCGCGAACACTTCAATGCCTACCTGAGCCAACTGGCGCGCCTCAACGGCGTGTCGTCGACCAGCGCGACTTTTTCCGTTGATCCCACGGTCCAGCAGACCCTCGAAACTCGGATGCAGGAATCCAGCGAGTTCCTGGGCCAGATCGGCATCATCGGCGTCGACGAGCTGCAAGGCGAGAAAATCGGCGTGGGCGTCAGCAGTACCATCGCCGGTCGCACCGACACCACCGGCAACGGCGTGCGCCAGCCTCGCGACGTGTCCGCACTGGACAAAAAAGGCTACGAAGCCAAACACACTGACTTCGATACCGCGATCCGCTACGCGCAGCTCGACTCCTGGGCGAAATTTCCGGACTTCCAGGCCCGTCTGCGGGATGCGATTCTCAAGCGACAAGCTTTGGACCGCATCATGATCGGCTTCAATGGCGTCAGCGCAGCCGCCAACACTGACCGCCAGGCCAACCCATTGCTGCAAGACGTCAACATTGGCTGGCTTCAACAATACCGCTCCAACGCGCCCGCCCGCGTCCTCAAGGACGGCAAGGCAGAGGGCAAGATCGTCATCGGCACTGGTGAAGAAGCCGACTACAACAACCTCGACGCTCTGGTGTTCGATGCTATCGCCAACCTCATCGATCCGTGGCACCGCAAGGATCCGGGCATCGTGGTCATCCTTGGCAGCAACCTGGTGCACGACAAGTACTTCCCGCTGATCAACAAGGAACAGCCGGCCTCCGAAAAATTGGCGACCGACATGATCCTTTCGCAAAAGCGCATGGGCGGAAAGCAACCCGTCGAAGTCCCCTATGTGCCTGACGGCGCAGCGCTGATCACCTCCCTGGAGAACCTCGCCATCTACTGGCAGATCGGCGGCCGGCGCCGCTATGTGAAAGAGGCACCGGAAAAGAACCGCATCGAAAACTACGAGTCCAGCAACGACGCGTATGTCGTCGAGGATTACGGCCTCGGCTGCCTGATCGAAAACATCGAGCTTGAGGAGGCCTGAGCCATGGCTAACAGCCTCGCCA